TTGAGCATAGGCACAGGTGTAGTATCTCAGTTTACCTCCTTAACATCCACTGTCTACGGTGCAGAAAAAGCTTTTACTAGTGTAATTCCTGCGTTAGATTTTATTACTAATACTTTTACAAAAAGTGTGACCGCGGCGGGTTCAGCGCTCAGCGGTGCGTCATTTGCAGGCATGAGTTTTGGTAAAGCCAGTGAAGCAGCAGCATCAGGAGTGGTCGCAACATTTGAAGTTTTATCAAATGTTATGAAGTTTCAAATTGACAGTGCTCAAAAAGTCGCTGATCAATTCCAAGAACTGTCAAAAGTTGGTGCAACTTTTGGTGGCAGCATAGGAACAATGGGCAGAATTGCAAAAGAGTTACGTATACCTTTGTTACAGTTTGGCAGAGTTATTACTAGCAACATCGAATCATTGAGTAAATTAGGAGGTTTGATAACTGATGCAGGATCTAGAGTAGTTTCTTTTACAATGGATCTTTACGATAAAGAGGACACTTTATTGGCTTTATACGGTAGCATAGAAAATATAAGTTCGGGAGTAGCAGATTTCATGGCTTTGCAAGCTAGTCTAGGTAGATCTCAAACCACTGACTATCATGCACAGCGGAACGTAATTAAAGAGTATTTGATTAGACAAAAAGAATTAACGGCACTAACAGGGCAAAGTGCGGATGCTCTTAAAAAAGCAGAAGAAGAACGCAGAAGAGATTTAGCTTATCAAATGAAAGTTAGTAGAATGAGCCCCATAGCTCAAGAAAATATTAAAGAAGGATTTGCTATTGCTCAATCTAAATTTGGTGACGAAGCTGCTCAATACTTAAAAGAATATGTTAGAACGCAAGGAAAAGTCTTAGATCCTGTAATGATAGCATATGCTAACGGCAATCAAGAAGTCGCACGGACCATGCAGATGTTTGCTGAAAATGTAAATTTAGGAAAAGACGAATTCCGACGATCATATGCAGGATTTATAAAAGCAAATGCAGGCGCTTATAGAGGATTTGCTGAAAGCATCGAAGATTTAGCAGAATTGCCGCCTCAGTTAATGAATCCTTTTGTTCAATCTATGACTAAACAGGGCGCTTCACTGATTGCAAATATGGGATTTTTTGAAGATGCGCCGGCCATTATAGAAAGAATGATACGCGAAGGAACAAACTTTCGAGATGGCTTAGCCGACCCTGCTACTAAAGCATTTGTTGATGCCGAAAGAGATCGAGCTAGAATTCAAAGAGAAATTGATACAACCGTACTAACTAATATGCAAAATATTGGAAGTACTATAAAATATTTAAATGAAATTACTTTGGCTATGGTAAAAGCACAGGGTAGTATTAGCGAGCTATTAGATCAGCTTAAAAAGGCGCCGCAGGCTGCTGCAGATTTTAATAAATCTGTTGGTAATATGGTAGATGACATTTTTAGAAAAATGAATATACAACTTCCTGATAGCTCAGAACGTGGATCGGATTTTCTTTCAACGTTGCGAGAACTTTTTTCAGGAAATCGAACTCTTCCAGTGTCAGTGAATCCGGGCCAATCACCGATTCCGGTAACAGTGGTGTCGGGACAAGGAACGCCTACAGCACAATCTGGGCCAACAATCCCGTCGACCCCTGTGGCAGCATTGGCCGCAGCAGAGGCAGATCTGTTTGCTGCATTAGCCAGACGAAATGAAAATAATACTCCATCGTCTGAGAACAATGTGGTAATGGCCATGGTAGAACGATTGCAATCACAGGTCGCTGCGATGAGTGCTGCTAATGGCAATACTGAACAAGTAGTAGCAGCACTAACTGATCAAAATGGATTAATGGCAACATTGAATGACAAAATGGGCGAACTAATAGATTCTAATAAAAGCATATTCAATGCATTGGCTTAATTTTTAGGTAAATATCTGACTGGAGAAAAGTTTTAATGTCTTGGAAAAAGTATTTTAGGGTAGCAAATGTAGCTGGAGCAGTAAGTCCTATCAATGGCTCTCAGGCTCAAAATATGACCTATAGAAATTATCAAAGTAACTTGCCCGAAGTTTATATAGGCCATCCCAATAGAATTGAACGTTATAACCAGTACGAACAAATGGACATGGACAGTGAAGTTAATGCCGCACTGGATATTTTGGCTGAATTCAGTACTCAGACCAATGAAGAAAACGGCACAGCTTTTAAATTTTATTGGAAAGAACAGCCCACAGACAACGAAGTTAAGATTATTCGTGAGCAGTTAACACAATGGGTCAGCTTAAATGAGCTTAACAAAAGAATATTTAAAATGTTTCGAAATACTATCAAGTATGGTGATCAAGTGTTTATTCGTGATCCCGAAACATTTAAACTGTTTTGGGTAGAAGTCAGCAAAGTTGTTAAAGTTATTGTAAACGAAGCAGAAGGCAAAAAGCCCGAGCAATACATTCTTAAAGATATTGCTCCAAATTTTGAAAATTTAACAGCTACAACTATTAATACCAGTGATGTTAATGTTAATCATCCACAAGTGGGCGGCAGCAGTGGTGCTTATATTCAGCCAAAAAATCCAATTGGTGGCGGGTCAAGATTTAGTCATGCTCAAAATGAAGCTGCGGTTAATTCCGAACATATTGTGCATTTAACACTAACCGAAGGTTTGGATTTTAGTTGGCCATTTGGTAATAGTGTGTTAGAAAATGTGTTCAAAGTATTCAAGCAAAAAGAATTACTGGAAGATGCTATCATTATCTATCGTGTACAACGAGCACCAGAACGTAGAATTTTTTACATTGACGTAGGTAACATGCCCAGTCACATGGCCATGGCCTTTGTTGAACGTGTTAAAAACGAAGTACATCAACGCCGTATACCTACACAAACAGGTGGCGGTCAGAATATGATGGATGCCACATATAATCCGTTGAGTACCAATGAAGATTATTTCTTCCCGCAGACAGCAGAAGGTCGTGGCAGCAAAGTTGATACACTGCCAGGCGGCAGTAATTTAGGAGAAATTACAGATCTGCATTTCTTCACTAATAAACTATTCCGTGGACTAAGAATCCCCAGCAGCTATTTGCCAACAGGCCTGGATGACGGAACCAGTAATCCAAATTCGTTCAGTGACGGTAGAGTAGGAACTGCACTGATTCAAGAATGGCGATTTAACCAATATTGTATGCGTTTGCAGCGTATGATTTGTGAAAAATTAGATCAAGAGTTCAAATTATTCCTTCGTTGGAGGGGTATTAACATTGATAGTAACTTGTTCGAATTGCAGTTCAATGAACCGCAAAACTTTGCCAGCTATCGTCAAGCTGAAGTAGATCAGTCTAGAATTGGATCGTTTACGCAATTAGAAGCTTTTCCGTATTTGAGCAAACGCTTCTTACTAACAAGATATCTTGGATTAACTGAAGAAGAAATGGCTGATAACGAACGCATGTGGGCAGAAGAGCAAGGAGATGTAGACAAAGCACCTCCAGGTGAAGCAGGTCTACGTAGTATTGGCATTAGTCCAGGCGGATTAGATGCTGATTTAGAAGCGGCAGCGCCGCCAGCAGAAGGTGAAGCAGGCGCTGCACCACCAGCAGAAGTAGGAGCTCCATCACCTGGAGCAGCAGCAGCGGCAGCGCCAGCTCCCACTGGAACCCTATGATTTTAATAAATTGGTAAATACCTGATGCAGCTCTTAGAACTTTATAATCAGATTCCGGACGGTTATCGTAGTGAAAAAGACGATAATAGTGTCATTAAAATTGATGACACTAGAAAAACACGATTAACTTTGGATCGATTGAATAAACTTCGCATTATGAATGACACTAGAAAATTAGAGCATGAAAAGAAACTGGAAAAAGTTTCTACTCAATACAAACCTGCAGCAGCGGCAGGTGTTTAATCTAAAAAACTTCAAAAACTCCCCATTTAACCCATTAAATGCTCATATTCTGTAAATAACTATACAGAATTCACAAACATATTTTTAAAAGGAACACAAATATGTCAAAATATGAGCAATTAATTGAATACATCATTAACGAGCAGGAAGATAAAGCTCGCGAACTTTTCCACCAAATTGTGGTTGAAAAATCGCGCGATATTTACGAATCGCTAATCGATGAACAAGATCTTGAAGAAGTCGGCGGCAATGAAGTCGAATCTATGGTAGACGAAATCACTGGCGACGAACAAGGAATGCAAGAAGCCGAAGATGACGACATGGGCGACGATGAAGGCGACGACATGGACGGCGGCGACGATATGGGCGACGATGATATGGACATGGACGGCGGCGACGATGACATGGGTATGGATGGTGGTGATGACATGGGCATGGACGGCGGCGATGACATGGAAAATCGCGTAATGGACCTTGAAGATGCATTGGATGAGCTTAAATCAGAATTTGATGCTTTAATGGGTGGCGGTGACGACATGGGCATGGATGACGGCATGGACATGGGCATGGATGACGAAGGCGACGAGGATATGGGTGAAAATCTTATTGTAGTGCCTACAGGTAAACCAACTCCTGAAAGCATGGGAGATTACGACGAATCAGTCTATGAAGCTAAAAAGTCTAAAAAAGAAGAAATGCTTAAAGACAAAATGCTTAAAGACAAAAAAGCAAAAAAGATGACCGAAGCTGAATGGATCCGCGAATACGTGGAAAAAATTGGTGAGCCATTCCCAGGAAAGAACACAGAAACAGGTGAAGTTGGTGCAGGCGGTACAGCCAGTTTGAACACTAAGTCTGTTGTTGCCGGTAAGAACGACATGGGAGGTACTGCTTCCAATATTGCCAAAGGTGGTGCAGAGTCCGATCCAAGCGGAACACCGAATAGAAAGCCCAGCGGTCTTTTAAAAGGCGGCCAGGACCTAATTGGTAAAGTACAAAACAGCCCAGGTGCTAATGCTGGTAAATCTGCTTACAAAAGCAAAGCTCCTGCTGCAACAAAAGCAGAAGCAGGCGGCACCAATGACAAAAGTCCGTTGGCCAAAGGTTAATTAACTGTGAAAAGTTTAATACAGGAACACTTATCTTTTGACAATGCCAGAATGGAAGTTCTGGCAGAGTCTACTGCTGATGGCAACGGTAAGAATCTGTATATGAAAGGTATTTTCATTCAAGGCGGGGTAAAAAATGCTAATCAGCGTGTTTACCCTGTTGATGAAATTACAGATGCAGTTGAAGCCATTAATAAACAAGTTAAAGGTGGGTATAGTGTATTAGGCGAACTAGACCACCCCGATGATCTAAAAATTAACTTAGACCGTGTGTGCCATATGATCACAGATATGTGGATGGATGGGCCAAATGGTTTTGGTAAATTAAAAATTCTTCCAACTCCTATGGGTAAACTGGTGGAAGCCATGTTAACCTCAGGGGTGAAGTTAGGAGTGTCCAGCAGAGGTAGCGGCAACGTTAACGAAAGCTCGGGCCATGTAAGTGACTTTGAAATAGTCACAGTTGATATAGTTGCACAACCTAGTGCTCCTAATGCGTATCCAAAAGCTGTTTACGAAGGGCTTATGAATATGCGCCATGGACATAGGGTTCTCGATATGGCCAAAGATGCCGGTGCAAATCAAAAAGTCCAAAAGTATCTGCAAGAGGAAGTAAAACGCCTTATTAAAGACTTAAAAATATAAAAGGAAATGATCCATGTTTGATGCTATCAAGCCATTAATCGACAGTGGTATCATTAACGAAGACACCAAGCAAGCTATCAGCGAAGCTTGGGAATCTAAGTTAAATGAAGCACGTGAACAACTTCGCGCAGAAATTCGCGAAGAGTTTGCCAACCGCTATGAACACGACAAAGGTGTAATGGTCGAAGCTCTAGACAAAATGGTCACAGAAAGTCTACAGTCAGAAATTCGTGAGTTTGCAGAAGAAAAAGAGCAACTAGCGGCTGATCGTGTACGTTTTAACAAACGTATGCAAGAAAGTGCTGGAAAATTTGATCAATTCTTAGTTGGAAAACTAGCAGAAGAAATCAAAGAATTGCGTAGTGATCGCAAAGTTCAAAAAGAAAGTGTAAGCCGTCTTGAGAAATTTGTTATCCGTGCTCTTGCAGAAGAAATTCAAGAATTTGCTAAAGATAAACAAGATGTAGTTGAAACAAAAGTTAAGTTAGTTCGTGAAGCAAAAACCAAGCTTGACCAATTACAGAAATCTTTTGTTGCAAAATCTGCTGCTCTTGTACAAGAATCTGTGGCTAACAAGCTAGAGTCAGAATTGACTCAACTAAAAGAAGACATCCAAACTGCTCGCGAGAACAATTTTGGTCGTCGACTATTCGAAGCTTTTGCCAGCGAATTTGCGATTACTCATTTAAATGAGAATCAACAAATCGCTAAACTATCAAAAGCATTAGAACAAAAAGAAGCAATGATTGCAGAAGCTAAAAAGGCTGCTGCTGAAAAATCTGCTTTAGTTGAATCAAAAGACCGAGAAATCCGTATCATTAAAGAATCTCAAGAACGACAAAAAGTAATGAGCGATTTAATGAAACCATTGAATAAAGAGAAGCAGGCTGTTATGAGCCAACTTCTTGAAACAGTGCAGACTGATAAATTGCAATCTGCATATGAAAAGTATCTACCCGCAGTTCTAAATAACTCTGCTGCACCAAAAGCTGAAAAAGCTCAAGTGTTAGTTGAGTCCAGAGTAGAAGTGACAGGAGATAAATCTGCTAAGGTCGCCGTTGAATTTGATCATAATAATGTGATCGAAATTAAACGTTTAGCAGGGCTTAAGTAAACCCTAATAAGGAAAGAAAAAAATGACACAAGCACTATTAGAAGGCCGTTGGGGCGAAACAAAAGACGCCCTGCTAGAAGGTCTTAACGGTTCACGCAGAACCACTATGGGCGTTATCCTTGAGAACACCCGTAAGCATTTG